TGGTGGTATCAAGTGGTTCGAGGCGAAATTCACGTTATTGATTTTCACGCGGTCTCTGGCGCATCCATCTCGGATTTGGCGGATGTTGTTAAGAGCCGTCCATATCACTATGGGACGCATTATCTTCCGCACGATGCTAGGGCTAAGACGCTAGCCGCGCAGGGCAAGTCCGTTATTGAGCAACTTGCCGACCATTTGGGTTTCCAGAACCTTCGCATTGTGCCGGATCTTTCGGTGCAAGACGGCATTCAGGCGGTCAGACAGGTTCTGCCGCGTTGCTACTTCGACGAACGCAAGTGCGTGGACGGGATTGAGGCGCTCAGACAGTACGAGCGCGAATACGATGAAGACAAAAAGGCATTTCGTGCTACACCTAAGCACAATTGGTGCTCCCACCCCGCCGATGCGTTCAGAATGATGGCAATTGCATGGCGATCAGAGCCTACCGCAAGGGCAAGCAGCGTGGAGAAACCTCTTATTGTTGGACCTGGCAACACTGTTACGCTAAATGACATGTGGGCCACCCAGCGCAAAGCTAAAAGGACAAGAATATGAGCGGAATTTCCAGTCCATATCGTTTTCAGTATGAGCATGTGGCAGCAGGCCAAACCGCACAGGTTCTTGGCGGCACTGGCGCGGTTGGTGACTACCTTCATCGCCTCGTTTGCACCGTGACGATTGCCGCGACCGGAAACGTCGTTATTGGCGACGGTGCGTTTAGCCATACGATCTTGCCAGCATTGCAGGGACACGGCATCGGCGTCTACGATGTCGAAATTAACGCTGCTTCCGCCTCCGGAGCGTGGAAAATCACGACCGGCGCAGGCGTTGAAGTTATGGCCGTTGGTATCTTCTCTGCTTAAGGACTAGGCCACATGGAACTTCCTGAGACGCCAGTGCAAAAGTGGCTCAATGTCATTAGCGCCTATGACAACGAGTACAAAAAGTGGGATGCGCGGGCAACTAAGATTGTCCGCCGCTACCGCGACGACACGCGCACGGCGTCCGGTGCGGAAACCGCCAAATTCAACGTCCTTTGGTCCAACGTCCAAACCCTAGTCCCCGCTGTCTATGCCCGTATGCCAAAAGCGGACGTAGCACGGCGCTTTGGCGACAATGATCAGGTGGGGCGCGTTGCGTCCCTTTTGATCGAGCGGGCACTAGACTACGAAATTGAGCACTATCCCGACTTCCGGTCGGCCATGAAGAACTCTGTAGAGGATCGTTTCCTTGGTGGACGTGGTGTTGCGTGGGTTCGGTACGATCCGCGCATCAAAACCGTAGACATGCCGGAAGACGGCTATCAGATCACCGAAGACGTCGAATCCGAGGGCGTAGAATACGCCTCCGAAGAAAACCCAATGGCGGGCACGGGATCAGATCCCGGCGACTTCACAACCGCGCCAGAGCCTGTTGAAGAAATTGAGTACGAGTGCTCCCCGACCGATTATGTCTACTGGAAGGACTTTGGCCACTCCTGTGCGCGGACGTGGGAAGAGGTCACTTGCGTCTGGCGCTGGGTCTATATGTCCAAAGAATCGCTTACGGAGCGATTCGGCCCAGAGATGGCGCGTAAAGTGTCGTTTGACACGTCGCCCGACCAATATGGCGGCGTTAAAAACAGCCAAAACAACAACAAGGCCAAGATTTGCGAACTTTGGGACAAGGAATCCGGCAAGGTCTATTGGATCTGCAAGGATTGCCCAGATTTCCTAGACGAGCGCGAAGATCCCTTGGAGCTTGAGGGCTTTTTCCCATGCCCTAAGCCCCTGTACGCCACGACCACCAGCGATACGCTTGTCCCCGTACCTGATTTCGTCCTTTATCAGGACCAGGCTAACGAAATGGATATCCTGACCGACCGTATTGACGGTCTGGTTAAGGCCTTGCGCGTTCGAGGCGTCTATGATCAGTCTCAGCCTGCTTTGCAGCGTCTGTTGACGGAAGGCGACAACAACACCCTTATTCCCGTCGATAAATGGATGGCATTCAGCGAAAAAGGTGGCCTTAAGGGGTCTATCGACATCCTGCCCATTAACGACATCGCCGCTACCCTGCTTCAGTGCTATCAGGCCCAACAGCAGATCAAGGGCCAGATCTACGATATTACGGGCATTTCTGACATTATCCGTGGCCAGTCCGTGGCGTCAGAAACCGCAACGGCCCAGCAGATTAAAGGCCAATATGCAGGCCTACGCCTACGCGCCATGCAAGACGGCGTGGCCATGTTTGCCAGCGAATTGCTGCGTCTTAAGGCGCAGATCATCTGCTCCAAGTTTCAGCCTGAGACAATCCTGAAATACGCCGCTGCGGACCAGATGTCGGCTGAAGATCAGCAAATGATCCCTGCGGCCATGCAGTTGCTCCAAAGCGATCCTTTGCGGTCTTTCCGCATTGAAATCGCCGCAGATAGTCTGGTGCAAATTGACGAAAACCAAACCAAGCAAGACCGCATGGAGTTTTTGACGGCTCTGTCCAACTTCATGCGAGAAGCCTTGCCGGTCGGTCAATCGTCGCCTGAAATGGTCCCGGCTATCGTTGCGGTAATGAAGTTCGGTATTGGCGGGTTTAAGCAGGCCAAATCAATTGAAGGCATCTTGGACGCCGCTTTGCAACAGATGACCAAGAAGTCAGCCGAAGCCGCGCAAGCGCCACCGCCACCAGATCCTGAGACCGTTAAGGCCCAGGCATCACAAGCTGCCGCGCAGGCCAAGACGCAAGCCGACGCGCAGATGGTGCAAATGAAAACTCAGGCTGATTTGCAAATCGAGCAAATGAAGGCTCAATTAGCCCAGCAGATGGAAGCCTCACGCCAACAGCATGAGGCACAGATGCAAATGCAGGAAGTGGCGGCAAAGCAGCAGTTTGAACGCTACAAGGCGGATCTCGAGGCTGCGACCAAGATTACGGTTGCCAAGATTTCGTCTAACAATGGCGTCGATCCTGAGCAACAAGAACAGGAAAAGGCTACGCATATTGACCTTATGCGCGGCGTCAATGATGTGATAAGTCAAGTGGCGGCAGAGCTAGCCACTACCCGCGATCAAATTTCTAGCCTTCATAACCAATCTGTGGCTACAATGCAGGATGCAATGCAATCCATGAAGGCATCAAAACGGATTATCCGTGGCCCTGATGGACGCGCTATTGGCGTCGAAACGGTTTAGGAAAGCAATAAATGGCCGATAACGTCGTCCTACCAGGTACAGGCTCCAGCGTTGCTACCGACGAAATCGACGGCAACCAATTCCAGCGCATGAAGCTAACGCTTGGCGCTGACGGCGTGAATGATGGCGACGTTTCGTCTACGAATCCAATTCCCGTCATTGGCGGACTGACAGACGCGGAATTAAGAGCGGCTGCGATTGATGTTTTAGGGCCGCTAACAGACGCAGAACTACGGGCCTTGCCGCTGGTCGTCACCGACACGACCGCAGCCGAATTGCTGGACGGTTTGCAAACGCTGTTGCTTCGATTGCTAAACGCTACGAATAGCCCACGCGGTTACGATGTGGCGTTGGGCCGGAACCGGATGACGGCGATCATTGAAAGCGGCACGGTTACCACGGTTAGTAACGTCGGTACGGTCGGCAACCAAACTTTAATGGGCGGTCAGCAAGCCCAACTGCTTTCTAACGGTCAAAACGTGTCCGCGTGGGCCGCAACCGTTCGTTCGAGGATCACATAATGGCTAACACCTTCAAGAAAGTCATCGACCGCCAAATGTGGGTGCAGGTAGCGCCCGCGCCAACCTTCACGGGGGCTGCAACATGCTTTTGTTCCGACTTGCGCTCCGACCTGAGCCGCAATCCATTTGTGTATCAGCTATCAAGTGCCACGGTTCTAAACCGCTACAACATCGTCTCCAAGGCATGGAACTTTGTTCAATCCCCCGCGCTGGCAGGCACGTTCGGTGCAGGGGCGGCTATGGTGTTTGCGCCGTCTCAGGGTCTGAAAGGCGTCTTGGCTGCGGGCAACACGACGTCTTCGATTGTCGTCTCCACCGCGTTTCCAACCGCAGTCGGCCTCAACATGCTGGCCAATCGCGGCGGATCTGGCGAGTACGGCTTCAAGATCCGCATCATCGGCAAGGCCGCTGGCAAAATTGAAGAGCGTTATATTGTTGGAAACACGCTCGGCACGACACCAACCATCACGCTTGACAATCCCTTGACGTTTACCCCCGCCACGGGCGACGGGTACGAAATCCTATCTGGCCGGGTCTTTATGTTGTCCGCTGGCGTCATGGCGGCGAACGCTTGGCGATCTTTTGAAGTCGCTTCTAACACCCTGTCAACGGGTCTGAGTATCGTCAACCTTCCAGCAACGGTCGGCACCGATACGTCATTGATGGCGCTAGACGAGCAATACACGCCTTACGACTGCGCCCCCGGCGAAGGCATGGTTAAAGGCACGTTCCTTTACGACACCAACATTGCGGCTCGATACGCTCTCGCGGCCACGGCGGCGGGTGCTAGCAGCATCACGGGCCAAGCCACAAACGGCGATAGTGTCGTAAAAGCTAACGAATATCGCAACTTCCAAATCCGCATTGTGCAGGACCTGACTAACCCAACGGCTGTCGGCCAGCGGGCAATCATCGCCTCGCACACGGCGGGTCCATCGCCTGTCTACACTCTGGGAGCGGCTTGGGCTGTCGCGCCGTCATCGTCGGCTAAGTACGTCATCGAACTGCCGAACCTGATCCTCGGCAGGTCCACGGCGACCACAACGGTTTACACTTGGAACTACAACGACACGACCATTAACAACGGAACCAACAGCATTGTGACCAACGCTTGGTCGACAACGTATTTTGGCGCGGCCCCTGCTGCCAACGGTGTGAGCGGAACATGGATGCAGTCGTTCGGCATTCAGCCTGATCCGGCTCGATATGCTCGCCAATCCTTTAACTATTTCTTCCGCGCCAACGGTTCGCCAACCATCGACGTTTTAGACATCGCTGGCGCAATCGCTGGAACTTGGACTAGCGCCGTTGTCTATGACGGGGCTTTGTCGCTCACAACCGGCACCTGCGGCGCTTACGCACCATTTTCTAATGAAGGCCGGATGTTTTATCTTAACATTTACGCAGCCAACACCGTTAACCAAATCCACAGGTTTGACGTGAAAAACCGAGTGTTGTCACCATTTACGGCGACGGACAACATTCAATCTGGCACGGCGGTTTTGGGCCAGCGCATGGCGGCTTATGCGGCGCTTGACGGCACTGACACCTATGACGTCGTGCTGCTGGCGTCTCACCTATCTGCAACGGCGCAAGAATTAGTGGTGCTGGTCTAATGTCACTCACGGAACTGATTTCAATCTTGTCTGCAACACTGGCAACCCACAACGGGGCGATGGCTGACGCGGTAAAGCGCGGAGATTTGACGGAAATTGCTAGGTTGACGCCTATCATTTTCGAGACCGAGCGCACACTGGCGCAACTCAAAACGCTTTAAAATGATTGGGGCGCGGCAATGAGCCTCCTTCTTCTGTTTAACCAAGGCGGGGTAATACCCCCGCCTGTTATTCTTATGGATATGCACGACGGAGACTTTCGTAAGAAAGTTTTCGACAAAGAAATTTCAGCCAAGGCATTCAAACGCGAAGATCTGATTGAAGCGTATGAACGCCTGGTTGAAGGCAAAGTTCGTGCCGTCCAAGCTATTGTTAAGCCATTTGCGGAAACACCCGCAAAGGCAAATAAAACGATTGCTGCCCATAAAATTGACTTTGACAAGATGTTGGCAGATATTGACCGCACAGAACGGCTCTGGAACCTGTACGTTGAAATGGATGATGAGGATATTTTGTTACTCCTATGAGCAAAAGATATAGAGCAATCTATGACGCCAAGGGCCTCGCCTACGAGATCGAGAATGGCGAAGTCACCTTTATGCGTGACGATCACGACGACGACGCCCAGACTGGGCCACAGGTTATCCGAGACATAGAGCCGTACCAAAGCATGGTAGACGGCTCTATGATTACTAGCCGATCACAACATCGCGACCACCTCAAGCGCCATAACTGCTTTGAGGTCGGCAACGAAAAGATGGAATCAAAGCCGCCAGCGCCGCAAGGCCGCGACAACGAACGGCGCATCGCACTTCACCGGCAGCTTGGCGATATGAGCGATCGACAGGCAAACCAGATTTTGAAGCAACTCCGTAGATAGGAACCCCTATGGACCCCGAAGAAGCTAACGGTACTGACACAAACGAGCCACTAGACCGCAAAGAAATGCTGATGCAGCAGTTCGATGAGGTGGCCCAGCCTACCGAAGAGCCTATCGCCGCCACTACCGCTGCCCCTACAGAAGACCCAGAGCCAGAGGTTGAAGAGCCTGTCTGGAAACGTCCGCCGTCAAGCTGGAAGAAAGAGTTCCACGAGACCTGGCAGACCGCAGATCCTCGCTTGCAGGAATATGCCTGGCAGCGTGAAGAGGAAATGCGTAAGGGCGTAGAGCCGCTTCTCTCCAAGGCCCAGTACGCCGATCAAATGCAAAAGGCTATGGAGCCTTACATGCAGACCATTCAGGGGCTGGGCGTGGCTCCTACGGACGCTGTGAAGGCATTGATGGAAGCAGACCATATTCTGCGCCACAGCCCTCAAGATCAAAAGCAAGCGTACCTAGCGCAACTCGCGCAGCAGTACGGCGTCAACATGGGCGGCGTTAACTTCCAACAAAACGGCCCGGTCGATCCAACCATCTATGCGCTTCAGAACGAACTAAACGCCGTGCGCGGCGAAGTGGTCGGCTGGAAGCAACGCCAAGAGGAAGCTCAGACCGAAAGCCTGAGATCCGAGATTGATACCTTTGCCCAACGGGCAGAGCATTTCGAGACTGTGCGTCCGACAATGATCCAGTTGCTTAACACGGGGGTTGTCAACACACTAGAAGAGGCCTATGAAAAGGCTATCCGCCTTGACGATGATCTTTTCAAGGAAATCCAGCAAGGCCAACAAGCCGAGCTAGAAGCCCAGAAAAGAGAATCGGCCAATCGGGCTGCGAAAGCAGCTAAGGCAGCAGCGGTCAGCGTTAAAAGCTCTACACCCGGAGTTCGCACGACAACCAAAGCGCAAGACAGGCGTTCAATGTTATCTGAGCAGTTCAATGACATGAATGAACGTTTTTGATTTAACTGAAAGGGACTGTCATGGCCTTCGCCAACAGCGCAATCAGCGACATCATTGCGACGAACATCCAAAGCCGCAGTGGTGAGCTAGCTGACAACGTGACGAACAACAATGCGTTGCTTCGTCGCCTTAAGGACCGTGGGAACATCAAGACGTTCTCCGGCGGTAACGTGATTTTGCAAGAAATCATGTACAACGATTCCACCACCAACAACACCAACAGCTATTCGGGCTACGAAGTTCTGAACGTCTCTCAGAATTCGCCCATTTCGGCTGCTCAGTTTGGCATCACCCAGTACGCTGCTGCTGTGACCATTTCGGGCCTCGAAATGATCCAGAACAGCGGCAAGGAAGCAATCATCGACCTTCTCGACGGTCGCATGAATGTTGCTGAAGCCCAATTGCAGAACCGCCTTGGTGGCGACATCTATCTCGACGGAACCGGCAACAGCGGCAAGAACATCACCGGCCTCGCGGCTGCTGTTCCTGACGCGCCTTCGTCCGGAACCTACGGCGGCATCAACCGCGTCTCGTTCAACTTCTGGCGTTCGCTGAAGTATTCGGGCGTGACCGATGGCGGTTCGGCTGTCTCGGCCTCCAACATCCAATCTTACATGGATGCTCTGGCCGTCCAACTGATCCGTGGCACCGACAAGCCTGACCTGATCGTTGCAGACAGCAACTATTACCGTTTGTACCTTCAGTCGCTGCAAGCCATTCAGCGCATTTCGGACTCCGGTTCAACTGCCGCTGGCGCTGGCTTTGCCTCGCTGAAGTACTACGGTGCGGGCATGGCCTCCGACGTCGTTCTCGACGGCGGTATCGGTGCCAGTGCAACGGCCAACCACATGTGGTTCTTGAACACCAAGTACCTGATGTGGCGTCCTCACGCCGACCGTAACTTCGTGCCAATTGGCGGTGAGCGCCAAGCGGTTAACCAAGACGCCATTGTGAAACTGATCGGCTGGGCAGGCAACATGACCTGTTCCGGTGCTCAGTTCCAGGGAGTTTTGATAGCGTGATTGCTTAAGAAGGAATTGAACCATGCCTAGTACCTTCACTGCTACCCCTCTTGCTGGCGTAACTTTTGCCGACCGCAAGACGACCCCTGATTTCGGCCTTGGCACCCCCGTCTTGGGAAGCCAGAACGACACTTGGGTCTACGTTAAGGCGACGGAAACCGTTGCTACCGGCACCTGTTCGGTTGACGCTTCGTTCAACCTGACTGACACTGCTGGTAGTTACACGGCTGCAACTGCTTTTGCCTCTGGCGAATACGGTTGGGTCTATAAGACCACCTCGCCGCTGTAATAACGATTGGGGAGGGCCTCGGCTCTCCCCAACTCCTTTAGGGGTTTTCCAAAATGACCATTCCTTCCCGCGTTATGGGTTCTGGCAATTCGTCGCTCGCGACCACTTCGATCTGCGGTTATGCCGCGACCGGCTTGACCGCTGCTGGCACGAACTTGGCCACCGGCCTGCAACTCAATGCAGATGTTAACGTCGTTGGCACTACCGCCGCTTCTACCGGCGTTGTGCTGCCCTCGGCTGAAAACGGTTCTCAGGTTGTTGTCGCCAATAACGGCGCAAGCTCCCTTACCGTTTATGCGAAATCTGGCTCTACGATTGATGGATCGGCATCGGTAGCGATTGCCACCACCAAGCGGAGGGTCTTCTATGGGACCAGCGAAACAACGTGGGTCTCCGTCCTTGGAGCTTAATGAATGTCTTTAGATAGTGATGTCAACAATGCCGATTCTCACCTCCATGTAGAATTTTATGAGAACACGAAAGAGCCTTACGTTGGCGTTCCTTTCGTCGTTATCATGGCACCTGGCGATAAAACTAGCATCTTTGACCAACCGGCAAATGAGGATCACAAGATCCGTTTTCCACGTCAGTGGTTTCATTTCCAATCTAAGACAAACGGCGCTCAATATATCGGAACGCCTCTGCGTAAGTGGCATGAGGATGAACCTAGCGTATTGAACGAAGCTCAACTCATTGAGCTTGAGATCCTACGGTTCCAGACTGTTGATCAGGTCGCCACGGCGTCCGATTCGCAGATCCAGCGCGTAGGGATGGGCGGTCTTGGTTTGCGTGAGCGGGCTAGGGCCTATCTGAATAAGAAGGCCAATAACACTGCGTCTCTTGAGTTGGCCGAAACACGCGAAGAGCTTTCCGAGCTAAAGGCCCAAATTGCTATTTTAATGGCGGCTCGCAAGCCTGGTCGCCCACGGAAAGAGGAAGCCGATGAGTTCGACAATGCTCCAGTTGGTGACACAGGTCACTAGCGAACTTGGTATTCCCGTCCCGGTAACGGTAGCGGGCAATGTCAATCAGGATACTGTTCAGATCTTGGCGCTTATGAACGCCAGTGGATATGAACTCCTGAGAAAGAGCGATTGGCGAGAACTGACGAAGCCCCACAGCTTCTTCACGGAATACACGACAACGACGGGTACATACGACCCTTCTACGCTCCAGATCACTGGCATCCCGTCCACTGCCAGTCTGGACACCACCTACATGATTGTTGGCCTTGGCTGGCCCAACGGCACGTTTATCTCTAGCGTCGATTCCGCTAGCCAAGTGACTGCCAGCACCTATCCCGAAAACACCGTAGTTAGCGGCGTGATTTACTTCCAAAAGGTGAAGTACGCACTGCCGTCTGATTACGACGCCATTGTGCCTCGTACACAATGGGACAAGTCCAAGCACTGGGAAATGCTTGGCCCCGAAAGCGCCCAACAATGGGAATGGATTCTGAGCGGCTATATCAGCACCGGCCCGCGCATTCGCTGGCGCTTGTATGGCGAATATTTTCAGATCTGGCCCGGCACATCCACCAACGAATTTCTTGGCTTTGAGTACCGCTCTAAGGGCTGGGCAACGGCTGCTGACGGTACGCCAAAAAATAGCTTCACGGCTGACAACGACACTTGCATCTACCCAGATCGCGTCATGGTTCTCAGCACCAAGCTAAAGTACTTCCAAGCCAAGGGCTTTGACACCACCGCGCTGTTCCGCGACTATATGACGGAACTTGAGACCTCTATGGCTCAAAACATATCCGGCGCAAACCTGTCGTTCGCCCCGCGCCCTGGCAGCGTCCTAATTGGTTACGACAATATTCCGGACAGCGGCTATGGCTCTTAAACCTTCGCGCCTCGTACAGCGCAATGACGCTATGGTCGATTCGCTTCCGTCGCCAATTGGCGGCTGGAATGCGCGTGATTCCATTGCCAATATGGAACCAACCGACGCTGTAACGATGATCAATATGTTCCCCACCGTGTCGTCTGTCACTATGCGCGGTGGGTACACTGAGTTTGCGACCGGCCTAGACGGCAAGGTCCAAACGCTCATGACCTACAATGCCGGTGCAAACTCCAAGATGTTTGCGGTCACTAGCACGGGCAAGATTTACGATGTGACAACGGCAGGCCCCGTGGGTGCTCCGCTCATCACCGGCCTGTCCAACGGCATCTGGGAATACATCAACATCACGACCCCCGGCGGTAGCTTCTTGATGGCCGTCAACGGCATCGACTTGCCAATTCTATATGACGGAACAACCGTTACAAATCCGTCCATCACGGGCGTTACACCATCAGACCTGAAAAACATTATGCTGTTCAAAAACCGCATTTGGTTCATTCAGAAAGAGACGCTGATAGCGTGGTATCTGCCAACCAGTGCAATCGGCGGCGCGGCCCAACAGTTTGACTTTAGCCAGCTTGCCCGCTTTGGCGGTCGCTTGGTCGATCTGGATAGCTGGACCATCGACGCAGGCTACGGCGTTGACGACAATCTGGCCTTCATCACCAGCGAAGGTGAGGTCATTATCTACCGAGGCACCGACCCCGCTAGCATTGCGACTTGGGGCCTAATCGGTATCTGGAAGATGGGTTCGCCTATCGGTGAACGCTGTATGCTCAAGTGGGGCGGCGACCTTCTCATTTTGACCTATGACGGCCTTATACCTATGGCGCAGTCATTGCAGTCATCCCGCCTAGATCCCCGCGTAGCCTTCTCTGACAAGATCCAAGGGGCCATTACGCAGGCAACGACGGATTACGGCGGGGACCATGCCGAAGTGGGCTGGGAAATTGCCGACAGCGCCAAGCAAAATGCTGTGTGGATTAACGTCCCTGTGGCGGACGGCAAGCAAGAACAATATGTCATGAACACCATCACAAAGTCGTGGTGCCAGTTTCAAGGCTGGGCGGCGTACTGCTGGGCGACCTATGTGGACGATCCTTATTTCGGTAGCGATGGCTATGTTGCCAAGGCGTGGGACACCATCAATTACACAGACGGCGGCTCCAACATCGTCACTCAAACGCTCCAAGCGTTTAACTATTTTGGCTCACGCGGCGTAAAGAAGTACTTTACGCGGGCGCGGCCTAGCTTCTTTAGCAATGGCCTTCCGTCTATTCAAGTCGGCATGAACATTGACTTTGACGTATCCGATACGACCGCCCCTGTCTCAGCGCCTTACATCTCGTTTGGCCTATGGGACGGCGGCATCTGGGATGCTTCTTTTTGGGGTTCGGGCGGGCAGAGCATTAACCCTTGGCTTGGTGTCACGGGCATTGGATACTGCGGTGCTCTTCAAATGAAAACGGCTAGCTCTGGCATTTCGCTACAGTGGGCCTCTACGGATGTGGTGTATCAAACCGGATGGTCTGGCATATAATCAGCAACGAACTGGTCGGCCATTGGGTGGCCGAAAAGCTAGGCTCTGGATACTTTGCCGCTCGCTCCAACGCCATTGGATTGGTGAAGGACGATAGGCTTATAGCCGGGGTGATATACGAGAATTGGAACGGGCGCTCAATCATGTGCCACATCGCTGTAGAAGGCCGTTTAACGCGGCGCTACCTCGGTGCGATCTTTGATTATGCGTTCAATGTGTGTAATGTGGAAAAGATAATTGTTCCGGTCGAAAGCCACAATTTGAGAAGCGTTAAGCTCATTGAGAACATGGGCTTCACCGAAGAGGGACGCATCAAGGATTGCCAGCCTGAAGGTGATACAATCTTGTACACCATGACCAAGGGCGATTGTAGATTTCTAGGGGATCGTTATGGGTAAAAAAACTCCAGCACCGCCGCCAGCGCCCGATTACGCAGCAGCAGCGACCGCTCAAGGCCAAGCTAACAAAGAGGCGGCGTTGCAAACGTCCGTCTTGAGCAATCCCAACATTATCAGTCCCTACGGCAACCAGACTGTAACGTACAGCCAAGATCCCAATAACCCCGGCGGCGGTTCGCAGGCGACGGTTACACAGACCTTGACGCCAGAAGCACAGGCCGCGCTTAACGCGCAGCAGAAGACTCAGTTGGAATTTGCCAACCTTGGCCTTCAGGGCATTGGTCAAGCAAAGAACATCCTTTCGACGCCATTTGATCCAAAACTGCCCAACCTTCAGACTTCCGTTGCCCCTAGCCCAGAACTAAATTTCGGACCTAATGCGGCAGACTATGCGGCTACTAGCAACGTTCAAGGCGACACCTACGGCAAGGCTGGGACGGTTGACGCTGGAATGTACGGCCAAGCTGGAACCGTCGCAGGCGGCGCTTACGGCACCGCGCAGGGCTTTGGGGCTGGTGACTTTGGCCTTGCCAAGGGAATCAATGCTTCTGACTTTGGCCAAGCCCAAGGCGTTAATTCCGAAAAGTACGGACTGGCCCAAGGCATCAATGCCGGAGACTATGGTCAAGCGCAGGGCATCAATGCCCAAGATTATGGTCAGGCCCGTCGAAACATTGACACGTCCAACGTAGCGGCCATGCCGGTCAATGCGGGCATGACGGGCCAACAGGCCATCATGAGCCGCTTGCAGCCACAGTTGCAGCAGTCCCGCGACGCTATGAGCCAGAACCTGATCAATCAGGGCATCACTCAAGGCAGCGAGGCGTACAACCGCGCTATGACCCAACAGGGTCAGCAAGAGAACGATATGCTGACGCAGGCCGCAGTGCAGGGCCTTAACCTTGATATGTCTGCCAATCAGCAGGGCTATAATCAAGCCGCGCAGAACGCCAACTTCTATAACCAAGGTTTGGGCCAAGACTTTGGCCAAGGCACGACAGCGCAACAGATGCAGAACCAAGCCATTGCCCAGAATTTCGGGCAAGGGGCGCAGGCGCAGGAAATGCAGAACGCGGCCATTGGTCAGAACTTTGGCCAAAGCGCGACTGCCCAGCAAATAGGGAATGCCGCTATTGGCCAGAACTTTGGACAGGCGCTTAGTGCGAATCAATCGCAGAACCAAGCAATTGCTCAGAATTTTGGACAAGGCCAAGCCGCCAACCAAGCCCAGAACGCTGCCATTGCCCAAAACTTCGGGCAGGGTATGTCGTCTCAGCAGATGCAAAACCAAGCAATTGGTCAAAACTACGGACAAGGCGTCACGTCTCAGCAATTGCAAAATCAGGCCATTTCCCAAAACTACGGTCAGGGCATGTCGGCTCAAGACGCTGCAAACGCCGCACGGGCGCAGAACTATGGCCAAGCCTCTTCTTCTGCCGGCATGTACAATCAGGCCGCAGCGCAGCAGCAGAACCAGAACCTTCAGAATGCTCAGTTTGGCAACACTGCGCTTCAGCAGTCGCTTGCCCAGCAGTTGGCTTTGCGCAACCAACCCATCAACGAGATCAACTCGCTGATGAGCGGTTCGCAGATTCAAAACCCGCAGTTCCAAGCCTATTCGGGATCTAACGTCACAGCGGCCCCAATCTTCCAAGGGCTACAAGCTCAAGGCCAGTATGCTCAAAATCAGTACGGCCAACAGATGGCAGGGGCTAACGCAAACACCTCTGGCGTTATGGGCTTGCTGGGATCTGCTGCAATGGCTGGCGGGATGGCGTTTTAATGCTGGGACTAGCGTTCTCAGGCGGTAAGGATTCCTTGGCCTGCTGGTACTTGTACCGTGACCAGCAGCCTATTGTAATATTTGTCAATACCGGCAAAGCGTATCCAGAAACCCTTGAACTCATTGAAGAAATCCGCAAAGAAGCCAAGGAATTTATTGAGGTAATGACGGACCAAGAAGGGCAAACCAAGATCAACGGCATTCCGTCTGATATTGTCGCCATTGATTGGACGCCTTTTGGTCAATCCCTGTCAGGGGAAAAAGAGACCAAGATGCAGCCCTACCTCAATTGCTGCTACGAAAACATCTCTGGGCCTTTGATGCGGGCCGCTAAAGAGCGCGGGATAACCGAGCTTATACGCGGGCAGCGCATTGACGATTCCCATAAGTCACCGGCCCGCCACGGTTCGGTGGTTGATGGCATAACCTTTATCCAGCCAATCGAAGACTGGACAGAAAAGCAGACGTTTGATTTCGTGCGGTCTCAGCGAGGCTTTTTGCCCGACCATTACAAAATTGAACATACGAGCCTAGACTGCTATGACTGTACAGCGTTCATGGCGCACTCTGCCGACCGCATCGCGTGGACCAAAGAGAAGTACCCTGAGTTTTACGAGAAATATTCGGCCAAGATGTGCGCCCTAAAGGCCGCTTTGAAGCCCACCCTTGATGCACTGGAGCGGGCCAATGGCTAAGATCAGCCTTACAGATTTTTCGTCTCAGGCCGCAGAAAACGCCCGTCGTCAACGCTTGGCTGAAATGCTGCAACAGCAGGGCATGGAACCTGAGAAGGTCTTTGAGTACAACGGCGTTCAAGCCCCAATATCGCCATTGGCTGGCCTTGGTAAGGCCCTGCAATTGGGCGTCGGCGCGTACATGGAAGCCAAGGGCGCAAAGAAGGCCACGGATCTTGAGAAGGCAAAACGCGAAGAAGCCATTCGTTTCCTGACCAAAGACATCAAGGGTTCTGAGCTAACCAAGTTTGAAGATCCGGCAACGGCTGGCGCTAGGTTCATGCCCGTTGAGCAACCGAAACCGCAAGCCATTAATACGGCTGTTCCGACCCTGCAAAACCCGTCTCCCGTTCCGCAAATGCAAGCCGCGCCTACGCAGCAAATGTACCAAGCGCCGCAAGCCGCACAGGCAACGGCTGCTGGGAATGTTGCGCCGCAGCCGGAAGAGCTTCAAAGGATGTATCTGCAAGCGGCCTTAAGCGGAAATGACATTCTGGCCCCCATTGCGGCTGATCGCTTCAAGAGCGGTCAGGCCACTGCCGCCGTGCTTGCTGAAGACGAAGACTTCGCCCGCAAGGTTTCGGAAATCCCCGGCCTGTCTGAAGGCCAAAAAAGGCAGATCATTGCTACGCGGTCGGCAAATCCGCAAGCCGCTGGCGTGGCATTGGGTGAAATGTTGACGCCTGAAAAGCCAAGCGCCGGTCCATCTGGTGTTCAAGAATACGAATACGCTAAGAACCAAGGCTACAAGGGATCTTATATGGACTTTGTGGGGGCCAAGCGTGAGGCAGGGCGAGCGCCTCCGCGTCAGGCCGCTCCCGCAAGCGGTAAGCCCGCCGCTCCGGCAATGCCATCAATCCCCGGCGTTCCCGAAGGATTTAAGCCAACCGCAGCGCAACTAAAGGAATTAACGGGTATTTCCCAAGCATCAAGCGCCGTAGACCAAGGACTAGAAGCTCTGGCTTCCGCCCCTGGCGCGTTTACCTTTACAAGAGGACTGGCGAGCCTAGGCGGAGAAATGGGCGAGGCTTTGGCGGCAAAGAACGACACTGAGGCAGATCGTGTTGCGCGATATGCGGTTTTTAACAATGTTTCCTCTACGATTAAGGAGCGAGCCGGTACCGCTCAATCTAAATCTGAAAAAGAAACATTGATGGCGTTCTTGCCAACTAAATTTGACAGCGACGATGTTGTTAAAAGCAAATTCATTGCTTACAAAAATTATTTAGTGAGCAAGCGAGAAGCCACATTAAATCCCATGGCACCACTGAAAGACACGTCTCGCGCTCCTGCGTCAGGTGGCGGGTCTTCAGCGCCAGCGGGCGCAATTGATATGCTCAGAAAAAACCCCAGTATGGCCCCGGCCTTTGATGCTAAATATGGGGCTGGCGCATCTAAAAGGGCTTTGGGGGGATAAATGGCAAATCCGTTTGATCAGTTTGATTCTGCCCCCGCCACAGGCGGAAATCCCTTTGACGCATTTGACGCTCAAGCAAAGCCAAAGCGTCAAACCGGCATTGCCGACATCTATAACCGCCGTGTTCGCGAAGGCCGAGAGGGCGTTTCCGAGGGCGTGAAGCAGGGCGGATTTGCTGGGTATGGCAAGGCCGCGCTTGGTGCTCTTGATTACCTTGGCGCTCCTGTGTCGGCGGCTTTTGAGCGCGGCATTGGCGTTCCCGTCGAAACCATGACCGGGCTTCCGCAAGCCGCCGTTGGTGACGTTGCTAGCATGGTTACGCCGTTTGCCCCGCTGGCAGCCTCCAAGACGGCGCAGGGCGGGCGGGCAATCGCCAAGGCCCTCAAGTATGGAACGAAAGCCAAGGCCACTGCTGACGCCACCAAAAGACAAGCCACGGCCCTTCTGTTGCAAGAGCGTGATGCTGCTGCGACCGCCGCCAAGCGAGCCGAAACCAAGGCCATTACGCAAGGGAAGCGGTCAGAGGGTCTTTTAGTTAAACAATCAAGCGCCGAGGGGGCGTCAACGCCTAAGCCATTCACAGAAGGCAATGTCACGACCCTTAGCGAGCGCGGTAAGCCTGTTCAAGACGCGGCAATGGCGGCTAAGGCCAAGATCATTGGCGCTCGCAAAGAAGAATACAACGTCCTCAAGAAGCCCGTGAACGACACCGTTGCGGCCAAGGAAGCGGCTGGCGAATACATCTCCGACATTCCAGAGGCCAAGGCGCTTCTTAAGGAATCACGCAACGCCGTCAATCCAAGCGGAACAAAGTCCGCAACCGCCACATCCTTGCCTACTCGTGAAGAAACCGCTGTGTATCGCAAGGTCATTGATGCTTTGGCCGACCGCCGCGTTGAGGTGCCTGAAACCTACGTCAAATCCCCGGCGGCGGCTGATGCCAAGATTATCACGGTCAATACCCTTGACCCTGTGACCGGTACCGCTTCACCCACATATTACCGCGTGTTTAAGACCCAATACGAGGCTGTGGATAACCTTCGCCGCCGCTTTGGTGATGCCTTCCAGGGCAAGGACGCTACGGGCTTTGAAGGCGTGCCAGAGGCGCTCATTAAGGACACCTATGGCAAGATTGGAAACATCCAAAGAAGTTACGTTGGCAAGGATCTGTACGATCCGCCCCAAGAAAGCTATGCCGCGTACACCAAGATGCTTGCGCCTTATAACGAGACACTGATTGGCAAGTCCCTTTCGGGAACCCAAGGGACAACGGGCGTTCCTAGGCTGACTGCATCGCAGATCCCCGGCGCTGTTCTTGGCAAAGGATCTGGGGGCTTGGCCCAAGCTAAGGCCCTTGGTGCGTCCGACACTAAATTGCTGTCCGACCAACTGGCCACGGCGCTTTATGATCCGGCCACAAAAGCCCCCATCTCAGCGGCTAAGGCACGGTCATTGCTGTACGACACTCAATTGGGCGATGCTGTTTCGGCTAACCCCGCTTTGAAAGAGGCCGTAAAGAAGCACATCACCCAGCTTGAAGACGCAGAGATGATGGGCGTTCGGGCCAAGGACTTTGGGAAAAGCGCCGAGGCGCTGGCCACTAAATCCGGCAAGAGCGCCAAGGCCGCTGAGAAGGCTACGGAAAAGGCAAGGGGCTATGAGGTAGATGCCTCAAGCCTTCAAAGCCTGCCGTATGACAAAATCGCTTCTCGCGCAGAAACAATTTTCAATGATATGGCCAAAAATAATGTTATTAGTCGCCAGAAGCATTCTGAGCTTTTGTCTGCCGTTCGAAGTGCAGAAAAAGAGCTAACCAAAGAAGCACTCAGAAAGCGAATCATTGGCTTGGCAGCAACAGCCGCAGGGCTGGGCGCTGCTAGCAAGGTCGGTGCCGACGTGTATACTGGTATGAAGGATTAAATCATGTCTTTTAACGGCACCGGCATATTCCAGATCAACACCCCCGGCCAGCCCGTTGTTTCGGGCACGACCATCACCGCCACGGCGTTCAACACGCTGATGACTGACATTGCCACGGGCCTGACCAACTGTCTGACCAAGGACGGACAATCCACCCCGACCGCTAACATTAAGATGGGTAGCTACAAGCTCACCGGCCTTGGCGCTGCGACGACGGCGGGCGATGCCCTGTCGTTCGGCAACATAGCAACCATCAGCACGTTGACGCTTACGAATGCCCTGTCTGTGGCAAACGGCGGCACGGGCCTAACGACGCTGACATCCAAGGGCGTACTGATCGGGAACGGCGCGGCTGCGCCTACGTTTGTGGTCGGTGGAACCACCGGATATGTGCTGACCTGGGATGGCGCCGACTGGGTGTCATCCGCCCCAGCCTCAAGCGGCCTAGCCGCAGCCACGACCAAGACGGCCAACTACACGGCGGTCGCTGGCGACGTGCTGGCCTGCGACACCATTGCCGTGGGCGCGTTCTCCATCACCCTGCCCGCCTCGCCGGTCGCAGGGCAGAAGCCCATTATCATCTTCGACGCAGGCACGACCGACACGGTTAACGGCTTTGCGACCAACAACCTGACCGTCCTGCGTAACGGCTCGACCATTCATGGTTTGTCAGATGACGTGGTCTTCTCAACCAAAGGCGTCAGCGTTATCTTTGAATATATCGCCGGAACATGGAGATTGAGAATTGGTTGACGCATCAAGCCTTCTTAATTTCAGTTCGTCGCCCCTTGCTGTCGGGGACTGGACCTACTCTGCCTATGCGCGGAGTGCGCCGTCCTATCTGCCTCTGAACAGTTACACGGCGTCTTATCTCGTGTCGTCTTATCCGGCTTTAGGGGCGCTGATTGTGCCGGTGATTACGCCCGTGAGCTATACGGCTACGGCTAGGACGCTATCAAGCGCAGGAACTTGGATATCGGTGGCTTACGGCAACGGCATTTTTGTTGCTGTAGGAGGAAGTGCAACTGTTGCGGCCTCAAGCCCAGACGGCATTACATGGACCTCTAGGACCATGCCTTCAGCGGGCTGGAGTGCGGTCACTTTTGGCAATGGGGTATTTGTTGCGGTGGCAACCGGTTCCAATGTTTCTGCCACCTCTGTGGATGGCATCACTTGGACGGCCAGAACCATATCTGCGACAACGGCATGGTATGGCGTTGGGTATGGCAACGGACTTTTTGTGGCCGTGTCAAACACATCCGGCACGATTGCATCCTCTTCGCCAGACGGTATCACTTGGACAGCTAGAACTTTGCCCGCGACCCAAAGCTGGACTTCGGTTGCCTATGGCAATGGGGTTTATGTTGCTATCGGACAAACAGCCACGGGCGCTGTTTCTACAGATGGGATCACTTGGCGCTCAACCACCCTGCCAAGTGCGATAAGCTGGCAAAGCGTAACCTTTGGGAATGGTGTTTTTGTTGCCATCCCCTTTGGTGGAGCGGTGGCGGCAACATCCACAAATGGGATCGATTGGGTGTCAAGAACCTTGCCATCCAATTCAAATTGGTCATGTGTAACCTATGGCAACAATGCGTTTGTTACGGTTGCCTATGGCTCAAATATAGCCGCAACATCGCCCGACGGCGTCACATGGACCTCCAGAACGCTTCCGTCATCAAGCAACTGGTTTTCCGTTGCGTATGGTGCCTCTAAATTTTCAACAGTAGCGTCGGGATCAACTGTGGCCGCCACCATAGACTACGCCGTAAACGCCACGTCCTTCGTTCTCCCCGTCGTCGCGCCCCGATCCGGAACCACCCCATACGTTAAGGCGACTTAATCATGGCCGTAAACGCATCCGCCCTTGTGAATTTCAGCACCACGGGCTTGAACGTCGGGGACTACACCTACTCGCTCTATGCGCTGTCGGCTCCGGGGTATTTGCCTCTGAACAGCTATACGAGCAGCTATCTGGTTTCTAGCTATCCGGCTTTGGGGGCTTTGATTGTGCCGGTGATTACTCCGGTTAGCTATGTGGCTACGGCTAGGACAATGCCCGTTGGTGCATCTTGGATTTCTGCGGCCTACGGTAACGGCGTTTTTGTAGCCGTTGGCTTTAACTCTTCTAATGCCGCGAGCAGCACAGACGGCATCACTTGGACGACGCGAACGCTGCCATCCGTTTCAAGTTGGTATCATGTGGCCTTTGGCAATGGCATCTTTGTCGCCGTCAGTCAGTCGGGAACGGCAATGGTGGCCACATCCACGGATGGCATCACTTGGACACAAAGAACCGCTCCTTTTGGAACGAATTACTCGGTTTGTTTTGGAAACGGTAGGTTTGTCACTGTCGGCGGCGGCGGTGGGTCTATGGTGTCTACCGATGGTATTAATTGGACCTCTGGGTCTTTTGCTAACGGTTTTACTGACGTAGTTTACGGTAATGGCGTTTTTGTTGCTGTTAACGATAGCTTTGCAAACGTATGCCTTGTTTCCACCGATGGACTTACAACAACTGCCACGGGAACAATGCCCGCAACCACTAACTATTATGCCGTAGAGTTTGGCGGTGGTTTCTTTGTGGCCATATCGCGCATTTCTGGGACTATGGCAGCTAGATCGGTTAACGGTATTGATTGGGTGTCCAGCACCCTCCCCACAACGGCGATTTGGCAAAATATCACTTACGGAAACAACTCGTTTCTTGCCATCGGCAATGCCACCAACGGTGCCACTTCGCCAGACGGCATCACTTGGACGGCCCGCACTTTGTCGTCTTCAACCTCTTGGCGCGGGGCAACCTTTGGCGCTGGCAAGTTTGTAATCACCTCTGCCTTTGTCGGAACTACCATAGCCGCCACCATCGACTACGCCGTCAACGCCACCTCATTCGTCCTGCCCAACGTCCAGACCCTCACCGGCACCACCGCTTACATAAAGGCGACATAACATGCTCACCTATTACGCCTACGACAGCCAAGCCATCTACACCAACCCGGTGACGTTCGACCGCTTCGGGTCGATTCCACCAAACTCGACGCCAATCGCGCCTCCCGCCCTCACAGGCACTGAGGTCGCGCAGCTTCAGTCTGACGGCTGGGTGATCCTGTCTGAGCGCCCTCCTGCACCGCCTGAGCCTACGCCCGCTCCGCCGCCTCCCGTGATCCTGAACAAGGTGGACTTCCTGCGCCTGTTCTATCAGCAGGAGCGCATCGACATCCGCGCCGCTGGCTTGGTCAACCCCATCATTGGCGACTACCAGTACATGCTGGACGCGGCTGTGACGGTGTCTTTGGATGACCCTGACATCCTGACGGGCGTTCCCCTTCTTGAGGCCGCTGGCCTAATCGGTCCCGGTCGCGCTGCCCAAATCCTTGCCAACGAGCCGCCAGTGCCGAACGGTGAGCCCGTCCTGCCTGACGAGGCCATCGTATGAACCAAGACCCCTTCCTGACAAAGCGCAAGGGCATCGTGGGCTATCTGGCCCGCGTGTTCGTGGCCATTGACCAACTCCTCAACGCCCTCTTGGGTGGCGACGAGGATGAAACCCTATCGTCCCGCCTGGGTAAGGACGCAAGGCGCGGTCGCTACGTCGGGTGTGTGTTATGCAAATTGCTAGACTTGATTGATAAGAACCATTGTGAGAAAGCTATTGAGCGGGACGAAGGAAAGCGGCCCGATCAGTACAACCCACCTTCTTGAGGCTAGACCTATGACCGACAAATTGACCGACCTTGAGATTGATATGATTGCCGAACGGGCGGCTGAGAAAGCCATCGTCAAGGTCTATGAACAGATCGGTAGATCCGTGGCCGAAAAGGTATTCTGGTTTATAGGCGTGGTCGTTGTCGGTATGCTGGTCTTAGTCTCAGGCAAAGGCATTCTAAACTCGTGACCTTCCACCTTAGCCAACGCTCAAGCCTAAACCTGACCGGCGTCCATCCCGATCTGGTCAAAGTCGTTATGCGGGCGCTTGAGATCTCGCCGCTAGACTTCACGGTTATTGAGGGCCTACGCACCGTCAAACGCCAGCAGGAGCTATTCGCTTCAGGCGCGTCCAAGACTATGCGGTCTCGCCATATACATGGCTTCGCCGTGGACGTAGCGCCGCTCGTGGCGGGTTCTATCCGCTGGGACTGGCCTTTGTATGATCGGCTGATCTTGGCTTTCAAGCAGGCCGCTAAGGACGTCAAGGTCAAGGTCGAGTTTGGTTACGACTGGAAGACTTTCAAGGACGCCCCGCACCTTCAACTCCCCCATGCGGCTTATCCAGATCCAATGAAAAATGCTTAAGTTCATCAAGGCCCGCCTTAGCGAACGCTCGACCTGGCTGCTGATTGGCGCGAGCATCACCACAGCCGCGTATCTGTCCGATCCTTGGTCCTACGTCTCTATGGCTGTTGGGGTAGTCGCGGCTTTTATTCCTGACGGAGATATCCGCCAATGAGCAATCTGGCCGTTATCATTGGCATCGTTATTGCCGCATTCTTTCTTGGGTGCATTAACGGCTACGTTGTCCGCGACGGCGCGGCTAAGTCATCCGCCGCCAAGGCATACAGGGCCGCAGAGGGCCAGCGCATTA